AGAATTCTTGTAGAAACTTCTCTAGACTCTTACCTCTAACTGCTGGTTGTTGAGTATCTCCTTGATCTTCAGTAGCAATATATACATTCGATGCATATAAGAATATCTCACCTTCTTCAGATAACCTCAACATTGGTTTTCCATCAGACATATCACCGCTTCCTTCAGGATTACATGATGCTATAATGATTCCATCAACAGGATGTCTATATATTCTAACATTCCTTTTCTGATCATATACTAGTGAAACTATTTCCTCTGGATTTTCAATAGAACTCGTTATATCGTTATTAAACAATTCAGTGTTATTGATTTGAAATCCATATTCTGGATGGTATATGTTACCATTATCAAATCTTACAGATACAACCTCACCAACGTTAGGAACATGCCATGAACCTGTCATTATCCTATTCATAGGAGTAGCCCATGGTATTGATTCAACCTCAAGCAGATCAAACTTACCAAACACCCTAATTCTACATCTACCTAATTTATCAGGGTCTTTATTGTCTACAACCTCGCCTAACCAATGAGTATCTCTCAGGTTATCTTGATATAATTCGTTATTTGCCATGTACGTTTTCTCCAATTTGAAGTCCTGCTGTTGCTCCGCTATCTAACGCATCTTTAGCAGATTGACCCTCAGATCCAAATATATTATCAGTTATATTACCAGCAAGATTAGTTAAATCTGTACTTTCATCTAAATCTTGAACAAAGTTCTGATAAATATTTGTTATATTTGGAACATTATCTCTAATAGTATTTGAAATACCTTGTTCGAGTTCTTGTTTTTTCTTTTGAGCAAATATTGCAGCATCTCCCATTAATTGTTCTCCAGCAGATTCTAACGTGTCACCAGCAACTTGTTTTGCATAGTCCATAAGGTTGTCTGCTTCTCTTGATTCATTCTCTCCAGCTGGAGATATGTTACCTTTAGTTTTTTCAGATTCTTCAATTATACCATTAAGCATTCTAGCTTCAACATTTCCTACTTTGTCATAACGGAATGATATTTCGTTAGATGCAAACCCTTCTGGACTTTTCTTTAAATCTGAGAAAGGTACTGTACCTGATTTTATATCAAAATCACACCCTCCTAGTTCAAACATAAAATATGGTCTACTATCTTCTCCACTTATATTATCATTGCTATTCTTTATTCCAATACTAGCATCAAGCCCACTGTTTACATCAAATGAAGGTCCAGCAATTTTAGTCATATTCTTAATTGATCTTACTTCAGTAACATAAGCCCATACTCTAAACTTTCTTAGATTTACAGGGAGTATATACTTCCAATTGACCTCATCGAACACTGCGGTTCTATATAGATGCATTAATCCAGATATTGTTAAGTTTATAGATTCTAAAGTTTCTATCTTAATAATAGCGTCAGCTCCATATAAAGGTTCAATATCGTTAATCTGTCGTATTGACTCAAGTCCACTTAGTGATTGCCAATACCATGGCATTTCCTTATTAATCTTCTTTAATGCAATTATAAAATCATCTAAAGCTTTCAATCTATGTTCGTATCCTTTTAAAGAAACTCGTTTACCTTGATTACTATCCACTCCACCTGACCCAACGATCTCACTTAGATGTCTTTCATAAAATGCACGAGCACCACCACCTAATAATGGGGATTTGTTTGCACTGTTAAAATCAAAAACAAGAGCAAATGAAAGATATGTAATGTCAGCATATTGATTGCTACCGCCATGCTTATATCCTTTTCTAAAATCATTAAGTGTACTAAAATCTGACATATATCTATATATTCTTTTAAATTATTGTTACGTTTGCTAAACTACCATCAAATGGCCATTTAGCTTTGTTAGTTTTGTAATGTGCTAACTCCTGCCGGCCATTCTCTTCTAAGCAACGTCAACTTTTGAGTTAACTTACCAGTTGATGATTTATAGATTATTTGAATACCTCCAATTATATAATGCGCTGTTAGGAATGAGTTAATTGATTGCTCACCTGATGCAGATTTACTTTCGCCTCCAGATTCATCGTTATTATCAAAACCCTGATCGTTCTTAACTAATTCAGCAGCCTCTTGCATCGAGTTAGCTGCAAATCCATCAGTATATATTATAACAGGAACTTTCTGGAATCTATAGAGTCCAGGATTAAATGAATCAAGCTCAACTTCTAGTGATAACTTAGAAAGTTCAGCCATATTTTGTGTATTTTGTATTTCAGCAAACAAATAATTAGGATGAGTATTAATAACGTTTGTTGAGTTTGAAGATCTTCCAACATATTTATACTTAACTTCATCCAGATATCTTTCTTCTCCACGTCTTCCTTTCAAAGGTTCTTCAATATCCTTTATATTAGTGCTACTTAATGCTTCTATATCGTTCGACACCATACCTAATGTTCCGTTATCTGAGTTAGGTTCATTTTCATAAAATTGAATAACCCTCTTATATCCGTTCTTTCTAGCAACTTTACCAGAACCGTATTTCAAAGCATATTTATTTATTGAAATATTAGTACCTGAAACTCTCTCATTATTAGTCAATACTAATTTAGATTCAATCTTATCTTCTTCGCCTGGATAATCGTTTAACGGAATTTCTAAATTAGCAAACGTATCATCTATTGTGTTTTCAGAGTTTATCATTTTATTAACATCAACAAAATTCAAATAATAATAAGGGTCAATAAAGAAAGTTTGAAAACTGTCATCGCTTATATACGAATGAAGAACAGTATTAGATATTACGTCTGACGTAGTTTGGTATGCTACTAATAAATCCATAGAATCTTCAGCATTACCAGCATCTATATTCGATGCGAATCCTAATTTAAGATCTGTTGATATGCTCTCTAAATGAAATAAAACATCTCCAACTCCGTATGATTTACATCTCTCAGCAAAATATCCAGGTATCTTCATTATACCCTTTATGATATACTTCACATCACCGCTTCCTTGATCTACTGGTTTTCTAGGAGGACTCATTACAGATTCAATATCAAAATCTATTCTAATGTCTTTAAAAGTATCAACCTGTCTTGACGCTATTCTTAAACTCATAACATCTCCACTTCTAGGGTAATTATCTACAGCAAAGAATGAATTTGTATCAGTAATTGTAATATCAATACTAGGTAAAGTGCTATTTAAGTTTAAATTCATTGAGTTAACTCCACCGTCACCAAAAACATAACCATTTATTGAAATAAAAGGAATCATTTCCCCGTAACCTTTAGATGCATTAATTTTTCCATCTTCCTCTCCATAAGATTTAAACGATATCTCATCAAGTTCAATAGTGGGTTCAGTCCTTGTTAGAATATGTTTATCTAAAGCCATTTATTATCTCTTTGTTTTTTTAGATTTAACTACATTCTGTCCAATACTTTTATCTTTTACAGATTTATTTTTGTCACCACTTAATGATGTTTTAGATTTACTCACATTATGACCACCACTCAATGATATTTTACCCTTAGATTTAATTACATTGTCCTGGCCGTGTTTTAGTATATTCGGCGGTAGAATTTGCCTTGATCCATTAGCTTTATTACTCGCTTTATCTTCTAGATATTTTATTCGTTTCTTATCTTTAGTAGTTAATCGCTTACTATCAATAAACTGAGATCTTATTGGATTTTCGTTTACGATAGAATCATCAATATCTTTCCATATCTTCATATTTGCTTCTCTTGATGGTATCCTTAGGACATCACCTGCTTTAAAAGAAAACGGATTTGATATATTATTGAATTTTAAAATGATGTCACCATACCAATCACCGGAATACTCCCGATGTGCTATTATATCTACTCGACCAACTTCATCAATACCAACAATATGCTCAGTATAATTGGTACTATCAATATCCATAAACAGAATACTAGGTCTAGTCATTCGAACCACACCATCTATGATTTTCTTATTATTAAAAACGCTAAAATTCATTATCCATTTGTAATTTTTCTAAATTCCTTCATTATTGATTTACTACCAGTTTCCCGACCATATGCATCAACATTAGTTGTATCGTTAACATCTATTCCATCTTCAGGTTCTATGTAGAATCTTCCTCTACCCATATTAAACATAGCTTCTATATCAGACTTATCTCTAGGTCTACCTGGTTTTAATGATACCTCAACAATCATCTTCTCAGGAAAATCCTGAACACCTAATGGCCCATCAAATGTGACGTTAGTTCCAGTACACGCTAAATTACCAATAACAGCCATTGGATTTAACGGATTACCTACAGTTAAATGCCATTGTCCAGTGGGATCACCGGATAACATAGCAGCGATTGTTTGTCCTCCCTGGGGAGAATTCATCATTTCCATCAACGATCCACCAATCATATTTTTAAGAGCTTTTCCTCCACCCTCTAAAAGATTACTACCAATTTCTTTCAAACCACCACCGGCCATTCCCTTTAAGTCATCATATATACCTCCTAAGAATCCTGAAATATCTCCACTTGCTAATTTTGATATGTCTCCTAGGGGTTTTCCAACACTCCCATCTCCAATCCATCTAGTAGATCCACCCCAAAATGGAGCAGTACTGTAAGTTAGTACTAGCATGTTAGCTAGTTGATCCATCATAAGTACTTTAGGATTTGCTCCTCCGATAGATCTAAGTTCGTATTCAAATTTAATTGTAAATTCTTGAGTAAATGTTAAGCCTTGTTCTCTTTGTAGTATGTTCTTTATAACATTTAAAGGACCAAATACGTGATTAGGATAAGTACCGCTAAAACTGTCATGTCCAGCATTAGCCTTACCTGAAGCAATTTCATATGCATTCTTACCTTCAGCAGCGCCAACTGCAGCCGTTAAAAACCTGTTGTCTATTAAACCGCCGAGCTTTCCTCTTCTCCCGCTATTCTGAGACTGCAGTGTTTGAACCTCAGCTTCCACATCCTTCCAGTTATATCCATGCGAGAATTTAAGTATATCTGCTAAATTATTTCCAGTACTCTCACTCATCCAAGTTATAGCCCTTGCTACGTCAGGAGATGACATTGGTTGTGGTTTACCATCTTTATCTAATTCGATTGGTGAAATAATATCATCAGGTGCAGGAAATGGAAACCTTCTAAGGGTTAGCATTCTATTATTTGGTATCTTATTAAAATATTTAGCTAATGCAAAATCAGCATAATTATATCTATAGCCTAAATTACCAGAATATGCAGAAGTCTGTTCTATTATCTTAGTTGCTGTTGGATTTTCTAATTCAGAAATACTTATTTTATTATAAGCAGATTTATCACCACCAACGAGATTAATTGAATCCATTAGAGAGTATTTATTAAAAACTGAATATGGAAAGTCACCAGGTTGCTGTACTTCAAGTTTAGGTTTTCCATCAGATGCTTCTCTAGTATACGTTGTGGCTTTGTTCTTGTCCCTATAATATAAACTATCTTGTCCTGTTTCAAAAACAGTAGGATATTTACCAGTAGATTTACTCCTACTTTCAATATCTGGATTAACTCCAGCCTCTGATTTAGTTTCAGCAGTACCAGAACCCCCATCAACAGAGTCAGCTGACATAAATTGACTAAAACGATCAAATGATGAAATAGCAACTCCTTTAATTTCACTTAGAGCGCCGTTAGCTTGTTCAGGAATGTTCATATAAACTATATCTTTAGTCTATATATCTTAAAAAGTTAGTTAGAGTTTGTCTAAATCTCTAGACGGGGTTCTATATAATATTTCGTCTATAAATTTATCGTTACCATATCCACGATCTCCTAAGAATTTAATAAGATGAGCCTTAAAAACACCCTTGCTCTCATAATAATAAGAACCCTCAGAATATGTTGCTCTATGCGTAAGGTTATATAGATCTGAAATAGTTCTCTCAACAAAGAAATCCTGAATTTTATTGAATAATTCAATCATCTCATGTCGTCTTTTACAAACCATAGGACCGTCAACCGTAACCATATAATTATGTCCATTTTCGTCTAAGTGATTTTGGAAATCACCGACTGTTTTAAAGTTGCTCCTTTTCATTCTCCAACGAGTAACCCCTGAATTGAAGCTTCTAGTAAACTTTGTATGGAATAGATATCGTTTAAGAAAATAAACGTCGTCATAGAATTTAATTAACCTAACCTGATACTCTACAATACTATCACCATGCTTAACATCATGAATTATACACTTAACAGGGAATAGTATATTATATTTACCAGTACTGGATATTAAAGCATAAACAGTTTCCCCCTTATCATATACTCTATTTCTTATCAAAATTGTATAGTTTCATAGTTATCAAAAAGATCAATAATATTAGGATCAATGTCATCAACATTTATCGATATTAAATTAATCTCATCTAAATCCTCAAACATATCAAATACTAGTTCCTTAAAGTTTTCAACAGTTTGTTCGTCTAAATTCTTCATAAGGTAAATTACCCTATCGCTTGACTGCTTTTTACGAATATTGTTGAATGCATTTTTAATAGCCATTCCAATTATAAATGGATGAGGCTCTATATTATGGAAATCTGACTTCACTAGTTTCGTAATAATAGATATATAATCTATTGAGGATGTCGTATCATCCTTTTCTATCCTAACGTATTTATTAAATTCACGTTTAGATAAACATATTACACAATCTATTGAAGTCACTTCCACGATTATTTAATACTATTTCTAAGTTCATTAATCTCTTTCTCAAGCTCTTTAATTCTAGCTTCAGTTTCACTTAATGATGGTTCATAATGAATACCCCAATCTTCTATAATTTTAATTTGACTTACAGTTCTTGAGTTACCAAAATCTAAACCAACATCAAGACAAATATCTCTCATAAATTTAACCTTACCCTCAGAACCACCGCTCCACTCGTAAACTTTTACAGCTTCATAGGTATCTCCACCTGAATTTATATTGTCATCTATAATTTCTTTGATGACGCCATTATCTGCTATCTTAAGAGTTATCGTTTGCATTAAGTCTCGTCTTCATTAGTTCATTAGCCTCTTTCATAAGTCGTTTTGCTTCCTTTTTATCAGATCTATAAGTTTCCTTATCTTTGATAGTAGTCATAACCCAAGATTCTTCTAGTAGCTTAATTTCAGCATCGTTATATCCAATACCCGACCAAGTTTCTTTTAAACCATCTAATGTGCTTTGAACCTGATCACTAATAGAATCATTTACTCTATTTACATGTGACGTATGTGCATCATCACCTTCCTGTCTCATTCTATCATACATCTCTCTGCCTTCCTCAGTAAGTCTATTCTTTTTCTTAAGAAGTCCAAATTGATTGTACATTTTTCTTTTCTGAGCTCTGCTCATGGATGGCATAGCTTGATGATGTTCTTTCTCGTTACTCATAGTATTTGTTAATGAAGTTAGTAATTTCTGTTTGTAAAAATTCTTGTAGTTTATTTATTTCAATTTCTTTAATCGCATTATCAACAACGGCTGATACTAGTTCTGATTTCTCTTCTTCAGAATTCTCAATAAGCATTTCAACAACTTTCTTCTTTGGAATGTTGATGTTTAATTTAACATCTACTCCCTCAACATTTTTCTTGGAAAGAGTTCTAACTAAAGTTTGAAGTGGGGATACTGTTGAAGTATGTACATTAGTACTCTCTGATGCTACCTCAGTTGTTTCAATTGTTTTAGCAGAAACGGCTTTGATACTTGTTGTATTATCACCAGCCCCTGGATATGGTACTTCTCCATTAATAACTTCAGTTAAAAACTCAGGTAATACACTTGTAAAAATCTTACTACCATCTGAGAAATTAGTAAATTCACCAGAAACATTATCTACTACAACTATTTTACCAAAATCATCACCTTTTTTCCATTGATAACTTTTAGCGCTCTCTTTTATTTCCGACATTTTATTTGTTTTTAGTAATTTATATATCCTATTAAATAAAGACCTACCCAAGACTGTAAAACTCCTCGTTAGCTTCCTCAAATTTATCTACAAATACATTTATAAATTCAATAGATTCAGATGAACCTATGTACATGTCTGCTGTTTTTACATATAAGAAGTAAAATCTTTCACTCCCTTCGGACAGTAATACTTCCTCTAATACTTCTACGTCATGTAGGTATTTTTTATTAAAACTCATTCCAGACTATTACTTTAGTTACGTTAATATTCGCTTTCTCTAATAATTCGATTCCTTCTTTATCCCTATATTCTTCGCTATAAAACACATCAGTTATTCCTGATTGTATTATTAGTTTTGCACATTGATAACATGGGCTCATCGTTACATAAAGGTGTCCACCCTTAGAACTCATTGTAGATTTTGCTAACTTTGCGAGTGCATTTGATTCAGCGTGCAGGACTTCAGGCTTTGTAGTTAAATCTCCAGATGATAAATCTAAATTCTCGCAAGAATTATTAAACCCGTGAGGAGTTCCATTATATCCAAACGAAACTATTTGTTCATCTTTTACAATGACGCTACCAACCTTACGGCGTTCTGCATAGCTGAGTTTTGCAAATTGATATGCGACTTGCATGTATATACATGAAATATCTATCCTAGGCATCTTTTTTATTTTTACAGTTATTAAAATGGTATCTAGTCATCCCATTAGTTCCACCTGATTTTTTACAATGAGGGCATATCGTAACTTCATGTTTTGAGAACACTCTATTCCTTTGAGATTCGCTCATTTTCCTTTTAGTTTCATTGCTATGTTTCTTGCCTGTCATTGTACCCTTAGATCCTTTATGGGATTCGCTCATTTTCCTTTTAGTTTCATCACTGACAATTTTACCAGTATGAGACTTAGACATATTATGGCGGTGTAATTTTGTAAATGGAGCTTTAGGCTTACCAATTGCAGCATTACTCATTTTACTTTTAGTTTCATCACTATGCTTTCTACCCTTCATTGGTGAAGTTCTACCGATTAATGATTTTGATCTCTTATCACATGTTTCTTGAGTTTGCTTAGTACCTATATTATGTGCGGGTCTACCCTTTAATGCTTCAGATATTTTTTTAGCAATATCTAACCTCCCTGTTATATCAAAATGAAATTTAGACGATGTCTGTTTACACCTATTATAAAATTTCTCATTTATTCCAACATTGAATTTATTATGTAGTTTAACCTCCAATTCCAATGCAGCTTCTCTTGTTTCAAAAATACGTATAATCTTGTATTTATAGTTACTTTTATTTATTTTCTGATCTTTTATAAACTCAGAATCTGATGAACTTGAAAAATACTTAAATCCTAAATCTTCGAATGGATTTAGTTCAGATGATCGAGCGCCATAATAATGCATCCCCTTAATCTTATTAGTTATTCTGTATACATAGTGATATTTCATATAGTATATATCATGTATATTTTATCTATTGGCAGTCTTGGCATAATAAAAAAGTCTCTATAGTTATATAGAGACTTTTTGAATTGTTTATTGAGCTGTATATTATTCTTCTTCTACTTCCCCTTCGTTTTCCATCTCCAAAATTTCGTTAAGTTTTTTAGAGAATGCCTCCTTCATAACATTTATAGATGCTTCAAACTGCTCCGGTGTATGGTCTTTAGATTCTTTTAATGCATTTGCTGCGAGCGCTGCGACTAAAGCTGCATTTTCTTTCATATATGATTCTTCAGTGTGATCGTCGTGTACATCTTCAGCCCATTCTTTAGCTTCATTAACAGCTTCATTATAACATTCGTTAAGTTTATCAGCTACTTTGTATTTGTCTTCAGTTGATACTACTTCTTCTGAATTATCCTCGTTCATGAATGATTCGAAAGTTTTCATTTTATTAAAGTTATTGTTACCCATAGTTTTATTTGTTTTATTTGTTTTATATATTTCCGTGCTTTCTCCTAGTTTTAATGCCTTTGAAATTGATTCTATAAAAACATTTTCTGGAACTCTATGGCCACCTTTATATGACTCATATTTGAATACTCCATTTCCTTCAGATTTGAAGTACTTTTTAATATCTGAACCGTTTATAACTTTATCGTTATCTCCAAGAATTACTATATTTTTAGTACCACCTCCTTTGGGTTCTATAATAGCGGGATCAAATTTTCTACCAACAACTGCTGGGTTGAAAATAACAGTAGGTATGTTGAGATGCATTCCTATAAGATATGCAAAATAACCTCCCATCGATGAGCCAATTATTAAATCTGAACCCTTACAACCTTTTAAAACCTTATCGAAAACACCATCGTTATTATAATCTATTCTAGGTGCATATACTTTAAAGTTTTCGTTTAACCAATCAACCTTAGGTCCATGGTTTGGACTCTCTAGTCCATGTAAATACGATACTTTCATATTAAATTTTTGGTTTACCGATCATTATTTTAGTATGTGAAACTCCTCCCAATACTCTAGTGTACCATCCTTTTCCACTTCTTGATGGATCTGTAGGATTTTCGCCATGCCATTCGATTGCTTTACCCTTAAGTAATTCTTCTACATCTTCTTGGCTATCAACTGAAGGAACTTTAAATTTATCCATCATAATATCTGCAAGCTTTCCACTAACCTCACCATAATATCCAGGTTTTTTAAGTATATCAGACTTATGACTTAGATATTCTCTAGTACTGTCTTTCTCTCCATCATGTCCAACTCCACTAAACTTAACTCCGTATTTTGTATTCTGTCCCCATATAATTAAATCTAAATCTGGAGAGCCGTGTAAATCAACACCTTGCCAAAATGTCCAGTTCTTATCTGCAAAAACATCTTCTGGAGATTTAACTTTAGCATGACCACCCAACGTCGAGTATGCGATACTAATTAAATCAAAAAACTCTCCAGATAAATCTGCGTGCTTTCTAGGGTCTATCTTAGTCCATTTACCTTTTTTAGTTTTAAGAACTTCTCCGCTATTCTCATTGATGAACTCTTCAAATAATTTAATCCTCATAATAGATATATTTTTATAGACTATATATCTTTAATTCCAATCCTTTTCAAAAGTGTACCAATGGTCAGCACCTGCACAATCTCTCATACCATCTAGAATAATAGCATCAATTTCAATACCACTTAAACCATATACGAATGATTTAATAGCTCCTTCAAGTAAAAGTTCTTCATGTTCTTCTATATTACACATACTTTTTTTGAATAATGTAGTACAGGCCTCAGATGTTATTGCCGAACATATTCTAACTAACACAGTTTCATTATCATTAAACCTATAGCCACTGTGGTAGTCTCCTTCTGGAAACATATTGAAGATCTCGTCCTCAGTATGTCTCATTCTATAAAGAGATATTGCAGTCGTTAGAATTCCACCAGCCACATTCTCTGCTGGTTTATAATATGAATTTCCGCTTGATTTGATATTTTCTACCTTCATCTTAGTTTTTATTTAGATTATTACGGTATACTACAGTACAATGTGCTATTCTTTCTAAACGAGCTGATGGATATGGAATCATTATACGTTCAGTGCATTCATACGAATTTCCAGTATATTCGTTCGTATGTTGGCTCTGTTTAGTTTTATTTAATTGATAAATTGAACGCACAAGTCTAGATGTCCAATAACATGAACGTTTATATGCTCTACGAACATAACCACTTTCATAACTTAGATAATCGCAATCAGCTACTGGGTCATAGAAACTTCGAGTTCCATTCTTTTCTTGGGTTTTTGAGGTCTGCTCTATGAGACCTAGAGATTTTAATTTTTGTGAATTCATATCTTTTAATTTCTCTGTTAGTTCTTGTAATGTTTCAATCAATGAAGTTTTTGTAACGTTTCCGTTTAAATACTGATTCAACTCGTCAATTGTCGCGATAATTTCAAATCGATTTTCCATGTCTATTATTTTAAAGGTTTTTGTATTTAGCAAACTTAGATTTCCAATATTCTACAACCTTTAAAGTTTCTCTACACGGTACTTTATATGCGTGCCATAATTCTTGAATGTTAATTGGACCGCATCCACCAACATCGTCTAAGAACTTACAAAATCCGTAAAGTTCATCATATTCTCCTGATGTTAATGATTCTCCTATAAAATCGAATGATTCAGCATACTCACCGAATGTTTTTCCAAGGTTAAGTATTTGATATACTCTTAGTTCTGATAGGGGTTGAAATCGTTCTTTTGTTGTTGTAGCCATGATAATGAATGTTTAGTTAGTATCAATTTGTTATAAGTAAATATAATCATTTAGTTTGACATAAAAAAACTTTTATGCACTTATTTTCAAAAAAGTTATTAACAATTTATTGTGAACCGGGAAGGATTCGAACCTTCACTCTACGTCTTAGAAGGACGTTGCATTATCCAGTTATGCTACCGGTCCAAGTGTAGATTTACTTGACTACAAGTGGTTTATCCCAATCACCTACACTCAAGTGGAAGTACCAACCGACGTCGAAATAATCAGTCATCGAATCTGAATTATCGTGATTACCTCTCATTGCTATGCTGGTTATATCCTCGAATAACTCTCGTTCCCTCAGTTCACTTAAGTTATAATGGTTGATTTGACTATAGTCTCCGCAATCAAGGTCTCTAGGTGCTTCTAATATTGAGACGTTGACACACATATAGTCTTTTCCTCTAACTGAAATCTTCCATCCGTCCTTTTTAGGGTACTTAGTTTTGATTTCTTTTCTGATTTCTTTTACCTGTTCTGGTGAAATATAAGCCATTTTATTGTTTTTTAAAGGTTAATGTACATAGAGATAACATAGCGCCTGAAAGCGATAGTATGCAAAGTGCCATCTCGTTTAATGGATCGCTAAACTTAATATAATTTAAGATGATTCCAGACCCTGTAAGATACACAACGAATAAACATGTTGCGAATGATAGGATGCTTTTGTAGTTGTTTGACAAGAAGTAGTTCATATCGTTTGTTTTTTAATTATAGTTAAATATAATCAATTAGTTTGACATAAAAAAACTTTTGTGCACTTATTTTCAAAAAAGTTTTAAATTAAATCACCGACAATCTTAATATAACTATCTATTAGATTTCTAATCTTTTTGATAGCAGCATGTGCAGCTGGAGAATTAGCTTTGTCAAACTTAGGCGCATTATATGCCTTCATCATGGATTTCCTATACTCATAGAACACGTTATCCATAAACTCCTCTTTATTTCTCCACTTGATAATATCTCCTAACAGATTGTTATTTTCTAGAGTTTCTGCAAGACCTTTAATACTCTCAACCATTCGAGGCATGTCAAGTCCTTTAACATCTACTCCTTTATATTTTTCAAGTCCTTTTGAAGGCTTCATGTCTCCTTCCTTTTGCATGTATTTAAAAAAGAATGTCGCGATATCATGTAAGAAATTATTGAAGTCCATCGAGATTACTTTCTCTTCAACTCCAGCTCGTTTAGACCATGATGATAATACAGAACCTTTAAACTTTCCTCTAACTCCTCTGTCTTGAATCGATAATCCTAACGTAGTTGCGAGAGCAGTATACATATTACCTATAACGAATCCTTTAACATCTCTGATTGGTGTATATCTGTCAAGAGCCCATTCTTCGTAAGGTGGATGTGTAATAACCATATCAGCTTGAACAAACTTCTCAAATCCTTCGTCTTCTATTCTAAATAAAACTTTAACACTAGATAATGAAGACATTCCGAGAGTTTCCTCACGATCAACGTAGCTTAAATTAGCAAGTTCTAAGAATTTGAAAAGTTCTCCGTTATATGTTTTAATAGACTCAACCTCATCTTTTCTAGTTCCAACACCCTCTATTTGTAATAATGGGTAAGATACTAAATAATCAATATCTCCATATAACTTGTCTGGTTGATTCACAATATCATCCTCGTACCAAGATCCTGATCCAATTGCTTTAATAAACTTAAGAGCTGGAAGACCTACAGAATCTAAATATTTATTAAATTCCTTATCAAATATCTTAATCTGATCGTCTACTAATTTTAGTATCTTAGGTGTTAGCTTTGTTTCTTGTGTTTTGACTGAAGACCAGCCGCCTTCATTTAAGAATTCATTTAGTGTAATAATCTTTCTAGACATTTGCGAGTATTTATTTATACTCTATATATCAAGCTTATATTTTTGTTAGCATCCATATATTCTTTGACCTCTGATAAACTAAATGGTCTAAATTCTGGATGACAATCGATTCCAATTTCAAAGCTTGTTCCATTTGGACTTATACCTTCAACGATTTCATTATTTGCTAAAGATTCAATAGCTTCCATATTACCGTCATCTAATAATTGTCTTAAAATCTTAGGATGTATATAATTCTCTAAGTTCCCATGAGTATGTCCAAATAACATCCAGTTGCCATACATTGAACCATTCCAGGATTTCATCGGGTAATGTGACATAATAATTTTAGTCTGAATCTCGTCCAACCAAAGTTCCCTGTAATATGAAACAGAACTGAAGTGATTATGTACATCTACATTCTTAGTGAATTCTCTATCATGATTCCCAAGAATTAAATGTATTTCTTTACAATTGATCCTTTCTCTGAATTCTCCGATAGTTTGTGCAGATCCAAACGACCAATCACCTAAGTGATACAGGACATCATCCTCTCCGACAACACTATTTATATTATTAACTATAGTATCATTCATTTCTTGTAAAGAATCAAAGTCCCTACAACCTGACGTTCTCTGCCAAGTTGTTAGGGACTTTATAATATTTCTGTGGTTATAGTGAGTGTCACTAGTGAACCAAATCTTTTTATCTTTCTGCATATAGATTATATGTTGGAATCAGATAAAGTTTAATCGTTTTCAGATTTCCACTTATCGTATTTGTTTACGATCTTCTTAAGAATTTCAGCTCTTACGATATCATCTTCACCGAATTCAAAGCACTGAACTCCATCAACGCTATCTATCATTTTAATAAAACCAGGAAGTCCAGCACTTTTCTTTGGAATATCATACTGACTAACATCTCCTGTAATTAATACCTTAGATTTCTTACCCATTCTAGTAATAAATAGCATTAATTGTTTGAACGTACTGTTTTGAGCTTCGTCAAGAATCATTAAAGAATCATCAAAAGTATCTCCTCTCATGTACGCTAAAGGTTTAAAAACAATAATCTCTCGTTCTATTAATCTCTCAGTTATTTCATCTCCTACTATTTTCTTAAGGTTTGAAATATAAGATTGCATATATGGATCTATCTTATCTTCAATTCCTCCAGGTAAAAATCCTAGCTTCTCACCAGACTCTTGAATAGGCTTACATAAAATTACTTGTTTTATTTTTCTTTCTGCTAATAATTTAAGTGCAGTGTAGCATGCTGTAAAGGTTTTACTAGTACCTGCTGGGCCATGACAGAATGTTACATCATTACTTTCAATTGTTCTAGAATACCTTTCTTGGGATTGTCTAAGCTTAACGTGTTGAATATGCTCTGGCTTGACTCTAATATGTCTTGTTGTTGGTACTTTTATTTCTGGTTTACTTTGTTTTTTCTTAGTCATTTTTTAATTATATTTATGGAGACTTAATCGTCAACCATGATTATTAATTCTCGCAACATCAGCAACCTATTACACTTTTCGTATTCTTCTAATCCTTCAAAGTATTCAATCAACATATCAACAAATTTGACTCTATGTCCAGATTCGTGGGGTATCTCAATGCTTTTGCCGTCATCAATAAATACAACGAATCGGTTAATTGTTTTTGTAAAATTCCGTGTTACGATGTAATAGCTAGTCCTCATTAGAGAATCCCTATCTCCACCCTTTTCTTTCATTATATTATTATTATTATTATATACTCTATATATATCAAAACATAACAAGTATATACGATACTACACTAATTCTAGAAAAAGTTTATTATACTATATTAATATTAACCTTAGCGTTTAATTAACATAATCTATCTTTAATTTTATCCATTATCTTTTTAAGCTCTGCACATTTTTCGTAGTCTTCTCCGTTTTCAAAGAAATCCAATACATGCGATATTGCTTCTATTTTTTTAGAAGTAGATGTTAAGCTATTGACAACACCATGTTCATTATTTACTATTGATGAATAAACAACATCCATCATTAGTTCTCTCGAGTTATCTCGCATATCATCTACGTATTTCATAGACTCCCAGTTATCATCTTCTTCGAATTCGAAGTCCATTTCTTCATCACCAATCATAATTAAATTTTATTTTTGTCTATTAGTTTTATTTGTTCAACTAAACCATATTGATCATCGTTAAGTTCAGTCTTCATAACGTTCAATTTTACCATTAAATTACCCCAACCATCTGATTTATATATTGGAATCCCCTGTCCCTTAATTCGTAATACTTTACCATTATACGAACCCTTAGGTATGTCGACTTTGATCGAGTAGAATGGAGTAGTTATATTAACTGAAGTACCTAATATTAAATCATAGAATGGTAAATCTACGTCGGTCCAGATATCGCTACCATTTACTATTATATCTAAGCTAGGTAAAACATGACACGTTACTATTATATCTCCTTTAGGAGCATTTGAGTTCATGGGGTGTGCGCCGCCTCTTCCTTTTAATTTTAACTTATTTCCATTACCAATTCCTTTCGGGATCTTCAGGCTGAATCTAGATTGACCAGTATCAATAAGCTTATCTGAACCATAGTATACGTCGTTAAGTGTAATTTGGATAGATACTCGAATATCTGGTCCTTTTGCTCTACTTCCAAATGCACCATCAAACATACTTGCAAAATCCGGACTATTTCTAAATCGCTCGAAGAATTCATTATTCATACCCCCACTCATTTTTCGAGCAGTATCATATTTTTTACGGCTTAGCTCATCCCCCAAATGCTCATAAGCTTCAGATATTTCTTTAAACTTATCAGCATTACCAGATTCTTTATCAGGGTGGTGTTGTTTCGCTAATTTACGGTATGCTTTTTTAATAGCATCTTGAGTTGCGTTCTCATCTATCTCGAGAGTATTGTAGTAGGACATACTATTTGTCCTTTTTATTCAGATTCTTTTTTTCTAAGATTCTCTTCTCTCTAACTCGTTTCATTGATTGACGAGCTTCATTAACTTCACGCTTTTCTTTATTTTCATAACAGTCAGCTATTCGAGTTAATTGCAATAATATGTTTTCTAATATATCTTCCATATTAATATATATATCTTTGTTTGTTTGTGTCATCTTACTCTTGTTTTAAATCACGAATAACACGAACTAACCACTATAGTTCTTACTAGGCGAACTCTAAGAGAACTATCCTTACCGATGTTGCTCGAGTCGCCATTAATGAAGTAGATATACCTCGCGACGTTACTATTGAACTCCGAGGACGACCAATACTTGTCATCTTCCATCTGTAACATATCTTCACATAGATACATCAACCTAAGTTCATCTATCGTAGGTAACCTCCATCCATCATCCCCACCTTCCATAGCTTCTTCCCACATAAACTCTCCTATGTCTGTCGAGTAAACTTCAAAGTTAAACTCATTGAACTTAATTTGCTTGTATGTTGGTTCCTCCTTAACATACCACTCCTCGTTAATCTTGATTCTCTTTTTCATATCTTAGTGTTTTAGTTCTTTGATTCTATGCTTTAAAGCATTGATAGGGACTATCCCCGTTTCTTTCTCTATTGAAAGTATTAACTCCAACTCCTCGATAACTCTTTGGTTAGCGTAAGACTCAATCATCTCGATACCTGCTTCATCGTCTGTATATACACCTAATGGTGTTTGTATTGACTTTTCCATCTTACTCTTGTTTTAGTTCTTGACTTATTTCTGCTATAGTCTTTTCACCACATAAATACTGGCCAAATAAATTTAAAGCGTATTGCTTAGCATATTGTTCCATTGCACTGTGTATTAAATCTTCATGAATGCTAACAGTTTCTCCATCACAATCAAAATACTCATAAGTATCTAGTATTTCTTCAGCTAATTTCATAATCAAATAGTTAGCTCTCCCGCAATAAGTTTCACAGCCTTTAGGATTTTTGCACATTTCTCGTACTCTTCAGTTTCAGTGAAATGCTCTATCATATCGCTTAGGGTCTTTTCAATTTCTTTCTGATTATCCGCACCATGAAAATTACTAAAATCAATATCACCAGATGCGATAACGTTATAGTTCTTCCTAGCTAAAGTATCTTTTATTTTAGATTGTATCTCTTCTGAGTACATCTCTTCTTCAAACTCCATCATTTCATCCTCCATAGTATGTGTGCTTTAATTTGTTATAGTTAAATATAAACATTTTAATTGACATAAAAAAATCTGAGGTGATTAAATCACCATTTCTTTTTAGGACACTCTTTACCCTTAGCAAAAACCATCGCGGGGAATTGACAGCCACATTGATTGCATCTGTAACCCTTTACAGCTTCCTCTTCCTTATGTTCTTTAGGATTAAATTTAGCTCGTACTTTTTGTTTTCCACCACCTGGCAGAATTTTATCAATGAATGTAAATGTACCTGACTCAGTCAAGTGTGGGCATGTTTTACATATTGTAGCTCTTTCTTCTGCTAATTTTTTTACATCTTCCTTTAATGCGTCATAGTTTGAAAATGCAGTTAGGTAGTTTCCCCAACCATCCTTAATGTTTTTAAATATTCCCATAATAATCTTTTATTTCTTCATGCGTTAATGTTGCTGTTTCATTCTCTAACGGAAACAAATCGTTATAATAATCGTACATATGTTATATATCTTAGAAAGGAATCTCATCCTTAGTTATTATTTGCATGCCTGATAACTTAAGCATAACGTTCATTGTAGCTTCTACATCTCCTTCACAATACTGTTTAATTTCTTCTATTTTACCATTCCAATATGATGTGCTAACATCTCCAGCCTTCATAGCTTCTTTAGGTGAAGGTATATTTAGTAAGTCACATATTAAACTTAGAGAAGCTCCATTCCACCCACCAAACTTCCAAATATCGTAAGTGTCTAATAGACAGTTCTCCCATGGTTTAAGTTTCTGTAGTTGCAATTGATTTGGAATGCTTACTCCATTTATTATAGAGCGTTTCAATATATATGGAATGTCAAATCCTTTTATATTATGACCTATAATTTTAATATTTGGCTTAGCACTAAATATTTTAACCATCGTGCCCATAAAATCTTTAAGAACCTCAGCTTCATCGTCGCCATAAAATGACTTAATCTTAGGAACTGCAGTAATACCATCAGGATATGTAATTTGTCCTATTGATATTACCAAAGTTTTACCAAACTCAGGAAATAAAGCAGCGTTAAGAGGATATAACTCAGTATCTGACATATCTCTATATTCTTCTGAGTCTTTTCGTAAATATTTAGCCTTTCTCGCCCAATGTTCAATTCCGTTCTGACCTATAATATCTATAAATCCGTCTAAGTCTTTCGCAGCTGAACATGTTTCAATATCTATGAACAGCATGCCTTTTAAGTCTGATGTATTATACATTATCTGAATGTTTTGGTTTATCGTGTCTAAGTTTAAATATACTAACAGGATATTTAGTACCGTATCTGTCCTCGACTGTGAACCAAGGCTCTCCGTAGTGAGCGGTTAACTTATCACAGGATTTTAATAATTTACCATACCTTGCGGATCCAGCGAACCAGAACCAATAGAATTCACCCATCTTAGGTTTCTTAACATAAATCTTTTGAATCTTATTTTTCTTTGACATAGTATTATATTGGGTTTACACTGTTTGTTTATTACTTAGCTAATATAAACAAAAAACCCGACATAAAAAAATGCCGGGTGATTTATTTTCAAAAAGTTTTGAAATTATTAAATATCGAAAGGGGATTGATGTTCTTTTATGCTTCTAATATGAGTATATGAAGCAAAGTTTACGCAAACCTCAACATATCCTCCAGAAACTGAAAACGGAACTAAATCTCCATTTAACCAATAGTCTGGCATGTAATCAGCTCGTCCATTTATAAAGTCGAACATTGCATCTACTTCCATATTGTGTACGTAGATTCTCATATGCATGTCCTTCAGATCTTCCATTATATGTTATATATCTTTAAATTTACAATTACTGAAATGGTATCTCGTCATAAGATTACGATCTCCAATCTTATTACAATAAGGGCACTCAGCCTTAGGTCTTTGTTTACTTGCTGATTTTGACATTTTTTCTTTTGTTTCTTTGCTAAATGTTCGTCCAATCGCAGCAGCTTTCATTTTATTTATTGTTCCTTCAGAAAAGCAGCCGGGCTTCCCTTTATTCCAGGCTTCCTGACTTCCAGTAAGTCCTTTGTTCCATGGAGCTTTTCCTCTCATCCCATTACCAATAGAATATAACTGCTCTTCAGAATAAACACCAGTTTTACCCTTATTCCATGGTTCTAATCCATTAACATATAATGACCTCATCGTACTTGATTGTTTTTCCTTAGCAATCGGAGTCTGTTTAATTCCAACGTTCCAAGCTTCTTTACCAGAGCCGTCCCATCCTGTTGAGGTTTGCTTGCTTAAATTATAAAAGTTTTCGTTAATTCCAACATCAAATTTTTTATGGAGCTCTATCTCCATAAATATAGCATCTTCTCGAGTTTCAAATATGCTTACAACTTTGTATTTGTAATTTTGTGGATTGTTCTTCTGGTCTTCTCTAAACTCTTTATCTGATGAGCTTGAAAAGTATTTGAATCCGATGTCCTTTTTAGGATTTATATCGGATGAACGAACACCATAGTAGTATTTCTTGAGTTCGATGTTTGTGATTCGATAAACGTAATGATATTTCATAAGTTAAGGTTATTTTAAGTATCGAAGTATAAGTAATCTTACTAACCTTAACTTTCAGAAACGGTAATTACTCCGATGTCCTTATCTTCTATACTATATATCTTAGAAATATAAATGATTAAACTATTTAAGTTCCTTTATCCTGTGTTCAGATTTACGGATAGATTCAGCGTTATGTTTCATATTAATCTTATGCTCTGCGTTTATGTATTCTACTGTAATATATTCTTTGAATTCTAAGGGAAGTTCAGTCTTATAAAAATCCTCATAGACTGTAATATAAACCATGGCCATTTTTGCTGGACCAAGACCACTACTGCTATTTATTTCAGCAACCCATAGCTTTCCATCAGTATCTATCATAATATCGATAGACCATAAACCTAATTTAATTTCCTTTCTAATCTCTTCAGATATTTTCAAAACGTCATCTAAAAAGTCTAGCTTATCTAAGTCTTGGTCCACATATACAAACTCCGTCTGTTCGTCTGTTTCTTTGTCTCTCATTTCGTTGTCAGACTTAGAAATTCTTTCATTTACTAAGCAAATCTTATCGTTCATCATCAAAACTCTAAATTCTTGCACCAAATCTTTAGCTTCAGAGAAATTATCAAATTCCAATTCACTTTTTACAATATCTTCGTACTTATCAAAGATTTCGATACCAATTCCAGAGTGTTCTCCATCAGGTTTACCAATCACAGGAAAATTAAGTTTCTCAGCGTCTTTGACAGAGTATACTGATTTTGGTAGCCACCAAGAACCATCAAACATTTTATAGAACTCAGATTTATTACCACTCATTTTCATTTGAGATGGAATGTTATACATAACATCTTCCTTCACCTTGTACTTTTTAAGGAAGTCAAACGCTTCGGGTTTATTTCCACCATAATAAATTATTGGAAGTGCTGGATTAACGTCTAAGTTCTTCCCGTGATCACCTACAGCATAAAATGCATTAAATAAGTTATCTAAACAATTATCATTAATGTCTCCATAGATTCTCTTGTTATTCTTACCTGTCAAACCTTCGATTTTCTCACCAGCTAGTAAGAAATTAATCTTTTGAGTATATTCCTCAAATTTAGCCTCATTAAGAGACCACTCTTCAAATAGTTTTACTTTTTTCATAATTATTTTCTAGAATCAAACGCCTTATCCCAAATCTCAGGCCAAGTACCAGTGTCTATCTTATAATAGCTAACAATATCAGCGATTTTCTCATCAGCATCTGATGTGTAGCTTTCAACATCTTCACCAGTTACATCTTTAAAATTCTTAACAATAAATTCAGCCACTTTTTTGTCTGATGGTCTACGACCGATAGCCTTAACAACCTTAGCAACAGTGTTATATTTACCGATAGCTTCATATTCTTCGAATAGTTTTACTTTTTTCATAATTATTATATATATTTAAATTAAGTTCTTATA